TTAAACCATTTTTTTTATTTAGAATAGATACAAATAAACCATTTTAAAGCAATAAATAAACCATTTGCTTTGTATTTTATACCATTTGGTATATATTTGCATCCGTAATCGACAACCAATCAGTTGAGCAATCCTCAACGGAATAGTTAATTTACAAATGTAATAAACCTTTTTTAATATGACATACTTTAAGCATAGAATTTTGTACGAAAAAGGCGTGATACCCAAATTGGCTAAACGCTTCAATGTATCAGAGAACACGGTGCGTTATGCACTCCGCTTTGCAACTGAAGGTGAACAACCCGATTTAATTCGTAGCACAGCACTCAAAGAGTATGGATGTGCCTTATCCCAAAAGCCAGTAAGCATTAAGTAATCACTTTTAAACAATAAGTATATGGATCTGAATAAAACTTCAAAAGTCCTCTGTATGATTCTTGCAGTCTCAGGGGCATTTGCAATCTTAGGAATTGCAGGTCGGCAGGACTATAATCAAGAAGTCCTCTATACAATGCCGCAAGAAGCTTATGAGCAAATCGTGCTTACACTTGGTGATGATGCTACGGACACAGACATAGTTCGTACATATATGAATAATAAGCAATACTACGACAATCTTAGCTATTGAGATATGGAAATTCAATTTATTGATAAATCTGTGACATTTGATACGTTTGTTACAAGCGTAGCGGCCAAATTAGCATCTTACATTAAAGAGGATGAGAATGATAAGCCTTTTATCTCACAAAATGAAGCCTTCAGGACATTTGGGAAAGGTAATGTCCTCCGTTGGTATAAACAAGGAAAGATCCAACCGTGCAAAAGGCCTGGGAAAATAGAATATCCTACAGCCAGACTTAGGGAACTCTCCCGAACGGTTCAAGATTACTTTGATAAATAAGGTCGAGTTTCCCGACCACCTTCTCTTTAGCTCAGTGGTAGAGCAGCGCGTTTCAATTTGTTGTTTGTCTCGTGTTTAAAGGTTAGTTGATTTTCATCGCGCAGGTCACCAGTTCGAATCCGGTAAGAGAAGCATTATTAAATGATATAGGCAGTGTGATTTGCAAGGTTTCAGTCGTGTCACCTAAAAACTGATATACATAGCAGATGCTGAGTTGAAGGCGATAAAACTGTAGCCTAAACGCTTTATGTAGAAGTCTCAAAACGCTTCTATCATAATGAACTTGTAGAGATATATCAGAGTAGTAAGTATGACTTTTAAATCACCATTAAGTTGGTGTTCTACAATAATTTTAATTTTAGAAATAAAGAAAATCCCGTGTTCCTCGGAGCACGGGTACATGGAAAGCTGGCAGAGTGGTTTATCGCGCCTGTTTGCTAAACAGGTTAACCAAAAGGTTACAGGGGTTCGAATCCCTTGCTTTCCGCAGTCTTGTATCAATGAACGCACCACTTTCGGAAATTTGAGGTCGTTATGGGAGCGACCAATATATGAAAGAAAGTAGTAGATTGAGAGAGTATGGTAAAACCCATATAAGTTCAAAGGGTATCAATCGAGGTGGATCTCTGCAAAATCATGCAGCAGTTGACGGTGACGACATGGCGGTTCATGATGTTGGCAGTCCGGAATAGACGGACATACGGGCGGTTATGTATATCGTGGCTGAAACTACGGTGAGGTGCACCAATATCCGTGAGGCCGGTTCGACTCCGGCACCGTCCACAAGCCTTTAGGATGGATGAAGCAGAAGTAGTGATCCCAAAGCTCATTTTGTTACGGGCTGCCCGGTATTTATTCCGGCTGACACGACGGAAAGACGCCGAAAAACAACATGAGTGTCACTATGAAGTAGCTGAAGTCGTGTGTTTTGCTCCGGGGAACTGCCCCGGAGCTTTTGTAGACATTTGGACATGAATTATATAGTATTCGGTTTCAAGATCCTTTGTTAACCAAAGTGTCTGTTTATGTAGTAATATGCTCTTTCGGTCTGTGAAGATAGAAGGCAATCTTTTAATAAATTCATGATATAAATTTTAGATTTATAGCCCCGCTTTTGGTATGTGAATATCGAAGCGGTTTTTAAACAGTATTCCCTAACCAGTTTTATATATAACCTCTCCCCGCCCCGTCTATGATTCGGGTTCGTAAGTGTTGCAACTTGGCGGGGAGCAATAATCCGTGAGGACGAGTTAGTTGGTATGAAAGGTAGAAAACTCTTTGTTAGCCTAATCATTACGATTACCAAATTGCACCGGTCTTGTTCGTGAGAATAGGAACCGGGTTTATCTGAATAATTGCCATCTATATATAATCAGGAAGCCGTATATCCTACTAAGCGTAGCCGTCCCGTAAGGAACATCGGGAGCCCGAAGAAATTCGGGCTTTCTTTCTATTCAACTCACCTTATATAATTGCCAGCATTATGAAAAGAAATTCTGGAAGAAAAAACATACAAGAAGACATTGAGCGATTAACACTAATCCAAGAAAAACTTCTTTTAGCAAGGAAAGGAGATATTGTTGAATGGGACAATCTGTATTTTTTAGTTCAAGAATGGAAGGTTGAGCTAACAATCTATTATGCTAATAAATATCATAAACATCCATGAATTTAGTAATTAAAGAAACTGTCTTACAGCGCATCATGCGTAAGACAGGACGAAAGCCGTGCCAGTGCAAATGTTCACTGTGTAAAGAACAATGCCACACACCTTGTCTTGGAACACCTGAAGACATAGAAAAAATCATTGATGCCGGATACGGTGACAAGTTAGAAATCACCTATTGGGCTGTGGGTATCATTATGGGAGTTACCAAAAACGTCATTCCCATGCTACAAGCACGAGCCGGCAATGAATACTGCGTATTCTTCAATGATGGGCTATGCCAACTCCATGACAAAGGCCTTAAACCTACCGAAGGTAAACTCTCTCACCATTCTACCCGAATAGATAATTTCAAAGCTTCAAAAAGTATTGCATGGAATGTCGCCAAAGAATGGATCAACCAAGAGAATGGAGAAGCAATCGAACGCATATTAACTAAGTACTTATCAAATCAATAAAATCATGAGCAACAACGATTTTAAACAGGCCATCAAGTCCTACCTTGATAAACGGGCTAAAACAGACAAATTGTTTGCTGTAGTCTATGCCAAGGCAAATAAAAATCTAACCGAATGTTGCTCCTATATTATGGGAGAAGCTAAGAAACGAGGGAATGCCGTATGTATGTCTGATGAAGAAGTGTTCGGGTTAGCTGTCCACTATTATGATGAAGACAACATCAAGGTAAACAAACTCCCAGCAAACGTTAAAGCCTCTACTTCCGTTCCTGAAGCCAAACCAGTATCTAAACCCGTAAAACTTACTGAAGAAGATAAGAAAATAGCACGTGAAGAAGCTATTAAACGTCTAGCCGAAGAGCAATACGCATTGCTCAAAAAGAAACCATCAAAGGCAAAGAAAGAATCACCCGAAGTTCAACAAATGAGTTTATCATTCTGATAATGAAACCGAGAACCAAATTACAGAAAACAGTTTCGGAGCTTAGCAACAAGTTATCTGAAATAACTAATGCCCACAAACGCTGGGCTACAGAACATCTGTTTGCTCATGAAGCGTATAAATGCAAGAATGAATTGTGGTGTTCTGATTGTGGTGGAGTCTGGATAGACACAAACAACAGCGAGTTGGGTGCTATCATTTTAGGAGACAGTATTGAATGTCCATATTGCCACCACAAACTCAAGGTAAAGGTAAGCCGGAAGAAGAAAAGTACAGACGAAGTGTATATGTCTATTCTGCAAGTTGTGGGCGGATTCCAAGTGATAAGGCATGTATTATGCTGTAAATGTGCCTATAAAAAAACGGCCTACACTACCATTTCCTCTCATATTCGTTACTCTTTTTTTGAAACCGTTCAAGAATGGATCACAACGGATGGAAAGCGTACCGTCATGGCAAAGCCGATGAATATGGGTGGTAACGGATGGATATATTCAAGTCCTTTAAGCATAAAGGATGAATATGGTAGTAATGGCTATTATCATTACGGAGATATCTATGCGATTTATGGGTACTTATACTCCAAAGTAGAGTTGATATCCGAATTAAAAAAACGAGGTATTGGCAGAAAATTTCCAGATGTTAATCCGTCAAGGCTCATACGTTCTCTTTTAAAAGGAGATAACGATGCAGAGCTTTGCCTAAAGACAGGACAGATGTCAATGCTTAAACACATGTTCAAAGAAGGATATTACCAACTCCGCTATAAGCCTTCCTTTAATATCTGCAACAGGAATCATTATATTATCAAAGACGCCTCTATGTGGAATGATTATGTCGGCTTGCTATTGTACTTCCACAAGGATGTGCGTAATGCCCATTATGTTTGTCCCAAGGACCTGAAGACTGAACACGATTTACTTGTGAACAAAAAGAGGGATATTGAGACCAGACAGAGAAGAGAACAGGAGCGGATGGAGAAGATTCGTCATGAAAAAGAGCGCAAGGAAAATATCGCCCGGTTTTATAAAAAAATGGAGAGGTTCTTTGGCTTGGAGATTGCGGACGGTAGCATCACTATCCGTCCGTTGGAAAGTGTGACTCAGTTCTACCAAGAGGGTAAAGCAATGCACCATTGCGTATATACAAACGAATATTACAAGCTTAGTGATAGCCTTATCTTGTCGGCCCGTATTGGGGAAAAACGTATTGAGACAATAGAGGTATCATTGAAGACTTTTGAGATCGTTCAGTCTCGCGGTACTTGTAACAAGAATACTGAGTACCATGAACGAATAATTTCTCTTGTGAAAAAGAACATTGGTTTAATCCGTAAAAAGATGGCATCATGATAGTACTTGGAAGTGACGGTCTGCCTGTTGGCAGAAAAAAGAGCAACTACACGAATATCAATGGGGTGCTACACAAACGCTGCACCCACTGCGGGCAATACTTCCGTCTGAGCTACTTCTATCCCCTGAAGTATCGACGTAAAGGAGAAATCCGTGAAACCTTGCAGTCTTGGTGTAAGTTTTGCATGGTAACTGAATGTTGTAAGAGAGCAAAAGAAAGAAATACAATAAAAAAATGAAGGAAATATATTTAACAATTGAAATTCATGGCGAAATATTCGTCATGAATAATAGTAATGAATTAGGAAGGCTGATAGATAAAGATATACCGCATACGATAATTGGTCGAGTATGTACTGAAGAATGTAATACAACATGCTTACATTATCGTGGAGGTACGTGCCCCTGTAAGGCTATGAAAGATACTCATGGGAATTTAATTCATGTTTTTGTTTGATTCAAATCAGAACAGAAAGGAGAATAATTATGATCGAAGAATTTGTAAAATTAGAAACAGCAAAACTGCTGAAAGAAAAAGGGTTGAGTGAAGATGTATTTACTTTTTATGAAGCAGATTCCATAGAAGGTGACATGAAGCTGTCTGAAACTTACGACAAATCCGAGAATTTCAATGAAAAGGATGATTGTTTTTCTGCACCTACCCAATCTCTCACCCAAAAGTGGTTGAGAGACACTAAGTGCCTCCATATTGAAATAGGCTATATGTATGAAGACTATTGGCTTTACGATATTCTGACAATACCTACCCATGACCTGATAGGATTGAAGGACAGAGCCCCTGTTCGTTACAGCACCTACGAGGAAGCATTGGAAGCCGGAATTCAGGAAGCGTTAAAACTTATATAGATATACAGATAGGAGGTAAATAATGACTCGTAACCAATTCATCCATTACGCATATCGACATAGCGAGATTATCATCTACCACCAAAAGCATCCTGAAGTTGATATAGAATGCATGTTGATCGGTGTTGATTTTGACAATGAATTGTTTCATTTAGTTCCAATAGATCAGTATTTATATGAAGATAAGTCGTATTGGCTTCCTTATACATCGTGTGACAAACAGTTTAAGAAGCCTAAAATGAAAGTAGTAAGGAGTGATAGAACAATAGTAACAAAATAATTCAAATTCATACAGAAACGAATTAAATAGCCTTGGACGGGCTTTGTAAAATCCACAATTCATTATGAGCGATTTTAAATCACGCCTGATTGAAGAGCAGGCACAATTGGAAGAAAAGCTTAACAAGTTGAATGATTTCAATCAAAGTGAGAAGGTCAATGCGATTGATCCGGTGCAAAAGTCTCTTTTGCTTGTGCAGGCCGGAGCGATGTACACCTATAATGAGTGCCTAAAAGAAAGATTAGCGAGGTTGTAACATCAGCAGTAAGGCAGTCTTTGTGTGGCCGCCTTACCTCAAATCGGTATAAATATGGATGAAATTGATGATATAAAGAAGCGAGTAAAAGAAGTGTCCGAGTCTTTATCTCACTTCATGGAGACAGGACATTTGGCTGATAATATCAGCCATTTAACTACAAACGCAAGTATTCTCAAACTACTTGCAAAAAGACTCGGTGAAATAAGAAAGAATAATCATTAATAACTATATTAAAAGTAATAATTTATGAATACATATTCGTTTAGCAAACCAATGATAGTTACATACAGCTATTCATGGATGTTTCTTTTTAAGATGTATGCAACTATCATTATTAGATTTGATGTTGAGTATGTCAATCAGCCTATTATTGTATCAGATGAAGAAATAGCTAAAGTAATAACAAGAATTACAAGCCATAAAGTTATTCAAATTGTGGATTGCTGGGATTCTTAAACAAGTTCAGATTCAATATTATATTTGGCTTTGATATTTTCTTTCAATTTCAATAAGCAAGTTAGGTTATTTTGAGATGGTGTTATCTTACAAAGCTGAATTCCTACATCGGTTAGCGTGTAAGAATGACCTAAGTGCATTTGTGGAATAGTTCCTGTTTTGGGTGATATAAGTTTTAAAGATTGTGATTTTCCATGGATTTCCATAGTACCTGCATTAAAACCGAATTCACATTTAATACTATTGATTAGACCGCAATCTGTAAGAGATTGGAATTGGTTAGTAGGAAAATAATCTTGTGTTAAGATATAATTAGGTAATATGCAATCCTCTAAGACGAATTGACAGATATCCGCAAACCATTTGGCTTCGAAGGGCTCAATATTTCTTAAAACAGACAAGGTTCTTTTAAAAAATGTACCTGGATTAGCAATCTCTCCGGCTAATAATTTTCCCCAAATAATTTGCGCATCTTCCTCGCAAATGTCCAGAGCATAATCAAAGAACCTTGCACTCCATTCAGGAGAGACAGGAGCCTTACTAATGTTATCAATCATTTGTAGTTCTTGAGCTGCAAGTGCGTATATGTTCGCTATATTGTGAATTTGCCTCGTTTCTCTTGCAGAGAGAGTTGCCTGAGATATTTCATTAGCTAAATTCTGCTTTAGTGCAGTTTTAAAAGCTGATGTACTTGCAATAGAAGCTGCTGACGCTTGTGCTATTGCTATTTTTTCTAAATAAGATGGCTTGATTACCCCAAGGAGTGAATCACGCAATACTTCAAAAAGTTTGGCAAACCCTTTTTGTGAGTTTGCTTGATTTTCAAGTTCTGACATAATACTAAAATTTTAAATGTGACATAGCAAAAGTAATAATAATTCGGGCACGTTCTTCATTTATTACAATAAAGTTTTAAATGTGACAATTTATACTTCTCTTTGGAGGCGTGCCCTTTTTAATCAAATCAATAGAAAAATGAATGAAAGCAAAACAATTTACAATGCCTTCTTTGGCCACTATATAGGCAAAAAGGTGTCACTGACAGATGATGGATATTATCAGTGTGGGGATTATATAAATGGTCGTTTCTACATAGGAGTATTGAGACATGTAACCTATAGCGAGAGAGGAATAGTTCTTCATCTTGATAATAATGAGATAACTGTATCAAGCACAACAAAAATAAGGATAATTGAATAATTCAACCCCCACAGGAATGAAATTAACTGAAATTCCAATAGGCACAACCGTTACTGTGCGTCATCGTTACCTCGTGTCAGAATCCGGGTATTGGTCTTGGGAGTATGAAATTATAACCGGAGTAATACGGAAACACAATTCATACTCCATACTCATCCAATCAGGCACGAGGTTAGTCTTCTGCGATGAAAACAAAGATGAATTAGTTAACTAAAAAACAGAAAATTATGGAACTTGATAATTATGAGAGTCTTCCAGTGGAAGCACAAAAACTCCAGATGGTGCAAGTGGACGCAATAGAGAGAGCAAACATAGACTCACAAATATCTACTGCCAAACAATATCCAAGAGATATAAGACGAAGCATCGATAATTCGATAGTTATTGCTACCATGAACGAAGAAACTGCCCAGTCATGCGGATATGCATTGCCACGTGGTGAGAAGATAATCACTGGTCCATCAGTGCATCTTGCCAAAATAATGGTATCTAATTGGGGAAACATAAGAACTGAAGCTAAGGTCGTTCAAATTACTGATAAACACGTTATCAGTCGAGGTACATGCTGGGATTTAGAGACCAATGTAGCATCCGCTTTCGAAGTTCGTAGGAATATAATAGATAGCAAAGGCAGACGATTCTCCGATGACATGATTACGGTTACAGGCAATGCAGCAAACTCTATAGCCTACCGTAATTCCGTTTTTGCTGTTATACCACAAGCCATTACTAACCGGGTGTATGAGGCAGCTCAAAGATTGATAACAGGAGACTTGTCGGATGCAGATAAAATACTCAAAAAAAGGACATTAATTATCAATAGTTTCAAGAATGAATATGCAATAACCGAAGAAGAAGTCTTGAAATTATGCGGAAGACAGACTGTCAATCAGATTAATATAAATGAAATATCCACCTTGATAGGAATACTTCAATCTTTAAAGGATGGTGATACTTCTGTAGACTATTTAATGAAGCCTATTCGTGGAGTAAAGGAAGAGATAGCTACCAAGAAAAAAGAAATGAAGAAAAAGAAACCTACAAAATTATTATAGTAATGAATAAGTATTCAGCGTTTACCCAAGAACAAGTAGAGGAACTTTTTTCTAACTTTCTGATTGATTCCTGGAGCTACAGCAAAGTTACAACTTTTGCCCGTAACGAAAAAGAATTCGAAAAGACGGAAATTTATCACGAACATTCAAAGCGTTCTGCGAGTTCGATAGCGGGTAATGCATATCATACAGCACTGGAGTTATTCTTCAAGAACCTTCGTACTGGGCTTAAGACCTCTATTGTAGACATGGAAGAAATAGCCTTTGCTTACATAGAAGAGGTTCCGGCCAATTCATGGAAACTCTTAAGTACAACTCCAACCATCGAAAAATGTAAGATCAAAGCCACAAAAGCTGTAACAAATTTAATACGAAACTTCTTTGAAGAGCAATCTCTATATACTTCTGATATAGAGGAAATCTTAGGTGTAGAGTTGCGGTGTGATGAATGGCTAATCATTAATGGAGTGGACATCCCACTCCCATGCCATGCCAACATTGATCTTGTTGTTAAACTGAAAGACGGAAAAGTAGTCATCATCGACCATAAAAGCAAATCAAAGTACACAAATGATGATGAACTGGTTTTTGTCTGCGGAAAACAAGCGATCACTTACATTAAATGCTATGAATCTCAAACAGGGAAACATATAGATGAAGTATGGTTCGTGGAAAATAAAGAATCGAAAAATCAAGATAATTCGCCACAGTTAAAGAAATTCAAGATTGTCTTAACTGATGATACGAGAAGACTTTATGAATCAATCTTGTACGAACCATTAAAAAGAATGATTGAAGCGGTTTCTGATCCGGATTATGTCTATATGATTAATGATAATGATAACTTCATTGATAGAGCCGAATTATACAACTTCTGGGCTAAAACAATGATAGCCGAAGTAGATGATTTCGATATACCGGAAAACAAAAGAGATTTGATTACCAGAAGACAGAGAAAAATTAGAGATGCTTCACTTGCTTCTATTAATCCCAAAACAATCACTTCTTTCCGAGAAAAAGCAGCCACTTTTATTACTTATGATTTATCCGATAAAAATATGACAAATTCAGAGAAGATCGAACATGTATTACGTTCATTCGGTTTATCCGTGCGAGTAGCGCACGAAATCAGCGGATATTCTTCTAATACTTATCTACTTGAGATATCAGCTGGAGTTAAAATAGCTAATGTAATGAAGTACGGGCTTGATATGGCCAATGCTCTAAATGTATCATCAGTCCGAATAGGTAAAGAGTTGATGGTGTATGAAGATAAATCATACCTATTTATTGAAACACCCAAGAAACGGACAGAAACCCTATTTTGGGACCCCAAACATTTGAATGGTGAGAAAATGCCTATTGGCATTGATAACTTTGGTCGAACGATATACTGGGATCTTAATAATCATTCAACTCCGCATATGTTGATTTGCGGTGCAACTGGTTCAGGTAAATCAGTATCAATCATATCCACTATCGAGTATGCTAAATTATCCGGAATTAAAGACATCACTATTTTCGATCCGAAGTATGAGTTCTGCTCATACGCAGACAATGGTATCCATGTATATAACGAGATAGAAGAAATTGAAGAGCAGATGCAATTACTCGTTAAGGAGATGCAAAGAAGAGCTAAAAGCAGAGAGGCCTGTTCCAAGAAACTAATCATTTTCGATGAATTTGCAGATGCAGTTTCCGCCTCCCGTTCAGGAGCAGCACTTAAAATAAAAGTAGGCAATCAAATTATCATGCAAAAGTCACTTGAAGAAAACCTCAAAATTCTTCTTCAAAAAGGCCGGTCATTAGGTTTCCGGATAGTAGCTGCCACGCAAAGAGCATCAGTAAATGTAATCACTGGTGATGCAAAAGTAAACTTCCCGGTACAAATATGCTTTCGAGTTCCCAAAGAAATTGACTCAAAAGTCGTAATTGATGAAGCCGGAGCAGAAACACTCTCAGGAATGGGCGACGGATTAATGAAGTCACCTGAATATATGAATGTAGTAAGGTTCCAAGGGTTCTATAAAAAATAGTCTCATGGAAATATCCAAGACTGACGTACAAAACCTTATCCGTATCCTCAATAAAAGTGCTGAATTAATTGATCAGTACTGTATAGGAAACCCTGTGAGCTTGACAAAGCGCGTCAGCTTCGCCGGATAAGCAAGAAGTTAATCAAGAAAATTAGCACACAATATCACATGCTATGAGTTTCAATTTTGAAAGTCATAGTCAAGCTTAATTACATAAAACTAAAAATCAAAACTTTTTAAATTATAGGAGGACTAAAAATGGAAAGTAATATTAGTAGAGACCATATCGCATTGGAAGCAATGAAGTGCATAATGCAGACAGCAAGACGTAGACGGACTATCTGGAACAGAATACTCACCCAATTCTTTCCTAATAAAGAAAAATCCGATTTGAACTACAGTTTTGAGAGACAGGCAAAAGCAGCCTATGAAATAGCTGATGCTATGATTAAGGAACGGAATAAAAATAAGGGGGAATAATATGGCAATGCATACATGGTTTGAGTGCAAAATCCGTTACGAAAAAGTGATGGAGAACGGCATGAACAAGAAGGTTACAGAGCCCTATCTTGTAGATGCTCTTAGCTTCACAGAAGCCGAAGCACGTATAATAGAAGAGATGACTCCCTTTATTTCTGGTGAGTTTACTGTCTCTGACATCAAACGGGCCAACTATAGTGAATTATTCCCCAGCGAAGAAGAGGCTGCCGACCGTTGGTTCAAGTGTAAACTGGTTTACATTACTCTGGATGAAAAAAGTGGTGCCGAAAAGAGAACATCTACTATGGTGTTAGTGCAAGCTGCCGATCTACGTGACGCTGTTAAGAAGCTGGATGAAGGTATGAAAGGTACAATGGCAGATTATATAATCGCGTCAGTATCTGAGACACCTCTTATGGATGTTTACCCGTATTCAGAGCGTGCAGATCACATCGACAGTATAGATGAAGCTGCAAATTCTCCTGTTGTAAGTCATTTCATCACCTCTTTACCTGATAACTGCAGGACTTCAATCATAGTAGCCGGCAAGGCTGTTATCATTGATAAAACTGGGCGTAATACCCGTGTTATCCCTGACAATTCGGAAGAGATCTCCAAAGGAAAGAAAAAAACAGGTGCTAAAGGATCAGCTAAGGTTAAAGAGAAATAACTATGACCTATGATGAGTTTTTAGAGCAGGAACGTAACCGGCCATCTCGTAAGAAATCAGATGATCTTGAGCATCAAATTCAATGTGCCTGTATCGACTGGTTTCGTTTGGCCTACCCTAAGCTACAAAGTCTTCTTTTTGCTGTTCCTAATGGTGGCAGACGTGATAAGGTGACTGGTGCTAAACTGAAAGCTGAAGGTGCTCTTGCAGGTGTTGCAGATTTAATATTGCTTATTCCCAAGAATGGCTATGCATCACTTTGTATCGAGATGAAAACACCTGATGGTATTCATCGTGATTCTCAGAAACTCTGGCAGAAAGAAGTTGAAGCGGTAGGAAACAAGTATGTTATCTGCCGCTCTCTTGAAGACTTCATACGTGAAATACAAGAGTATTTGAATAACATATAATCAATGGATAAACAAAAGGCAATACGTTGTATTGATTGCCGCAAGAGGCGATTAATGCAATGGGAAAATGACCCTATAATCTCAGAATGTAAACGGTCTGGACGACGGTTAGTAGCAGACTCGAAAAGATTCTGCATTCACTTTGAACTAACCAGGTGTCCGCCAATAATTGAGCATTTTAAAAACTACACAGATGGCTAATTCAACCGGTCTCGACTATTTTTCATTTAACGTTGATTTCTTCGACGATGATAAATTAGCACTTATAGAAGGGGAATTTGGCATAAAAGGAGCCTATATCGCAATTCGCTTGCTCTGCAAAATATATAAAGAAGGCTATTATTACCAATGGGGTGATGATGAGTGTTTGCTTTTCTCACGGAAAGTGGGTGCCGGCATTGCTTCGGACTTGGTGAAAGAAGTTGTAAAGGGGTTGGTCAAACGTTCCTTTTTCGATAAAGGGGTTTTTGAAAGGTTCCAGATATTAACTTCTCGTGGTATCCAAAGCCGCTACTTTGAAGCAGTCAAGCGCCGCCAATGCGTTGAAGCCCGGCGTGAACTTTTGCTTATCGATGTTTCAAAATTCTCTAATGTGCACATTTTAGAGGAAAATGTATACATTGATACGACAAATGCAGACATTGCACCACAAAGTATACTAAAAGAAAGTATACTAAAAGAAACTCCTCCTCAAACTCCCCCTCACGGGGGCGCTTCGTCGATTGGAGGAGGAAGAACAACTTCGTCTCCTACTTCAGAAAAGTACTTTGATATAAAGTCAGCATTGCGAGGAAAGCCTGGCGTAAATGAGAATGATGTATGGGAAGCTATGCGCCTAACCGAAAACGGGAAAGAATCATCTATTGGTTTGAGTCTCGTCAAGCAATGGTTAGAAAATCCTTCCATGTGTAAGTTCTATGAAATCCTACAGAAGTTACAAGGAATGGAACGAACAGGGAAAATCAAAGTAATGTCCCACGAAAACTATTTCATTTATGTTTTCTTGCTGGTAAACCTCACACAATCTGACGCTGATTCAATACGCTTGTATATCAAGGACCCCAGATTATTCGAAGAGTGCAAAAAATTAATTGCTGAAATCAAAAAAGGTCGTATCAATCAACCGGGTAAATTCTTGCTTAAAAAGCTGAGAGAGTGCCAAGAAGTTATCAACAAACAAAATCTCAAATTAAAATGAACATCGGGATACTAGCAGTAGATAGCAATTACCCTAATCTTGCCCTGATGAAGATAAGTGGTTATCATAAACTAAAAGGAAATCAGGTTGAGTGGTATAATCCATTCAATCATTATGATAAGGTGTATATGGCTAAAATTTTTAGCTTTACGGAAGATTATCAACAGTGGATTACCAACGCTGATCATATTGAAAAAGGAGGTACCGGCTATGATATTTCAAAAGTTCTCCCAAGCGATATAGATTGCATGGTTCCCGATTATTCACTCTATAACCTTGATGATAAAACAGCCTATGGTTTTCTAACCCGTGGTTGCCCAAACAAATGTAAATGGTGTATAGTTCCTCAGAAAGAAGGCAAGATCGCTCCTTATATGGATATCGAAGAAATTGCAGTTAATAATCGGAAAAATATAATCCTGATGGACAACAATGTGCTTGCTTCCAAATATGGATTACAACAGATAGAAAAGATTATCAGATTAAAACTTCGAGTGGACTTTAACCAAGGTTTGGATGCCCGTCTTGTAACAGACGAAGTGGCCCGACTTCTTGCAAAGGTCAAATGGATAAAACGTATTCGCTTTGGTTGTGACACTCCTGGACAGATAGCAGAATGCGAACGTGCAACAGCCTTGATTGATAAATATGGATACAAAGGAGAATACTTCTTCTATTGCATCCTCTTGAATGATTTCAAAGAATCATTTGAGCGTATAAATCATTGGCGAAATAAGGGCAGTCGCTTTCTTCCTCACGTCCAGCCTTACAGAGACTTTAACAACCCTCGCCAAATAATCCCTCAATGGCAGAATGACTTGGCTGGATGGGCTGACAAAAAGCAAGTTTTCAGAAGTTGTGAGTTCAGAGATTTTATGCCACGCAAAGGGTTTAGGTGTGGTGAGTACTTTTAATAAAAACAAAAAAATCATGAAAGCAATAACAATCAAACAGCCGTGGGCATCTCTAATTGTTCACGGCATTAAAGACATTGAAAACCGCACTTGGCCATGTCCAAGGAAGTATATCGGGCAACGAGTTTTTATTCATGCTGCCGGTTCTCATGGTAGAAAGTTTAGCATTGATTTAACGGATGCACAGACGAAAGCTGCATTTGCAACGATAGCCATAGAAACTATGTTTGGAAATATGCCTTTTGGCTCTATCATCGGCAGCGTAGAGATAGTAGGTTGTTCTATTAATCATCCTTCTATCTGGGCAGAGAAAGGAGTCTATAACTGGATACTGGCTAATCCCATCCTGTTTAATAAGCCCATCGAGAACGTGAAAGGAAAGCTTTCTTTCTGGGACTATCCAGGTATCAATGAGGTTAAGATTGAATGTCCGGAATGTGGCAGCATAGAGATAGCTATTGAGGACTACACTACGGCTCCATTCCCTACATTCCTGCATAGCTGTAACAAGTGTAGATACGTGATTATGGAAAGTGAGTGGAATGTAATAGAAAAATAGAAGAACTAAATGAATCTGCAATCTAAAATAGATTACTCCATCGCCTTACTTCAGAAGTGTGAGGCGATGGCTTTAGACTACGATCCAGAGAACGGCTTTTATCTTGCATTCTCCGGTGGAAAAGATAGTCAAGTCCTGTACCATCTTGCAAAGATGGCAGGTGTGAGGTTTAAGGCTCATATGAACTTAACTTCCGTCGATCCTCCGGATGTTATTCGCTTTGTGAAGCAGTACTATCCAGATGTTGAATTAATAAAGCCCAAAATGAGTATTTATGATATGGCTTTAAAACAGCACATAATTCCAACAAGGACAATGCGCTGGTGTTGTGCTGAATTCAAGGAATTGTCTGGGGCGGGTAAAGTAACTTTAATAGGTATTCGTAAAGCTGAAAGTGTGCGACGCTCTAAACGTGAAGAAATTGAGATTAGCAACCATAAATTCAGCGGGAACTTCGACCAATTTTCTGAGCATAAAGAAAAGATGGTTACATGCGTCAATGGAAAAGATAAAATTCTTGTCTCGCCTATTCTTTACTGGACTGAACGTGAAGTTTGGCAATTTCTTAACTCGAATAATATACCACACTGCAAATTATATGATGAAGGATATAAACGTATTGGATGTATTCTTTGTCCAATGTCTAACTATAAGCAGAAGCTAAAAGACTCTCAGCGTTTTCCTCATGTCCGTAGAAAGTGGATACAGACTATTCAAAAACTAATTGATGCAGGGTATATCACCCGCAACTTCACCGATGCAGAGTTCGGCTTCAACTGGTGGATCAGTGATAAAGGGTTCGATCAATATTATGCAGACGAAGTGCTGCAACAGAAAATTGAGTTTAACGTATAATAAATCAAATATGAAACAGACATTAGAAGAAGCAAAACGTGAATACATCGAGAAGTATGTCTCTCGTAATGAATATGCTTCCTTCGGAGCAGCCTTCGAAGCTGGTACTGAATGGCATAAGAAACAATCCCCGTGGATAAACGTAGAAGAGCAGTTACCAGAGGAAAATACAGGTGTCTTTTTTACTGTAGAATGGAAAGATTCTCATAAAGGCTACTTTACTGGATTGTATTATGGAAATGGTCAATGGGAATCAGATCATCAAATATTCTTGCCAAACTCTCCTTTGGGTCGTATTACTCATTGGATGCCAATACCGAAGTTTAACTAATAACAATAAAGTAATGAACAAGATATATAAAGAGGCTTACGCTTTATTCAATATAGGAAGGAGGTTGTTTCAAGTGATTCCACGAAATAGTGATAGACATTCCTGCGCCTATTGTGTTTTCGTACACTCTAAATCATGCGGGAGATATGCGTGCAAAAAAGAGGATAGGAAAGATAACCAAAATGTATCATTTTGCAAATTATAAATAGCGTAAAACAATATAATTTTGAATTAACATCTAATCACATTACTAATATTTCCCACATTCTCTGAATTCGGTATTAGGATTATCAGTTACAGCCACAAGTACAGAGCCTGCTTTAGCTATTTCTTTAGTTACTGAAGCATCAGGTAGGTTATAAGATTTAAAATCACAAGAAACCACAGATATATAGCTAGACTCAACAATTTTTGAGTTGAAATTGTACATTGAACCATGATGAGGAATTTGCAGTGTCCTATATGAAAGATTAAATTTTTCCAAAATTTCATGTTTAAATGCATTTACTATTTCATCGTCCTTCAATGAAGCATCCCCAAAGTAAACACAATTTAATAAACTTCCAGCATCAGAATCTATTAAAACCTCTATTTGTGCATTTTTCACTAAAACAATACAATCATCAAACGGGATTTTTTTTATTAATCCAGAAAATAGTATTAAAGATGTTTTATTCTGATCCTTTTCTATTTCTTTAAATGCCCGCTTCACTTCATTAATA